AAAAAGATTCAAATATTTTAAAAAAAGATCCTAAATGACGATGCCGGCAAACAAATACGTAAAAATTTTAACATAAATTTACGAGACAACTATGTTTGGACCAAGGTCCGAGATAGGCATTTATTGAACGATGTCAATGCACTTAAAAAGTTTATAAAGGATAAAAGCACTTCTTAGACCTGTGCTTCATAATGAACAAGTTAAATGTAATCCTGTTTGTGTTTTGATTACTTTCGTATGAGTGCCAAGTGGTATTCTGTTTACCACAAAAAATAAATGTTGAATTAGGCTTCCATTCAGCTTCCTTAACAAAAGTATCTTCGTTTTGTGCAGTATACATTTTGGTGCCAACGTTTTTGTCAGGTGTCACATAAGTGACTGAACTCCATGTCTTTTCTAGGCCTTCTTGATGTATGTAAAATTTGTATGGTAATGGAGGAGTGACACTTATATGTGCATTGATACCCAGGTTTGGGTATTTCCTATATTCCGGATATATGTCATGTATCTGCTTCATATTGTCCATGAGATTTTTACAAATATCCACGGTCTCATCATAAAAATTTATATCATAATTTTTGTAATCATTAGGGTGTATTTGTATCAATTCCGTTGTAGGAAAATTCAAATTTTCTATGCATTCTTTTTGCAGTTTGGTAAAAACATCTTTTGTGAATGTATCAGCTATCAGTTGATGCGGCCATGGGTCAAGTTCAACTCTTGTTTGTAAACACTTATCGACGAAATTTGCACCTTCACTCATTTTATGTTATTAATTAGTTCTTTGTATTGCTCTCTGTTTATGTCTAATTGTATTAACGGTCTTCTTATATATTTCCTCTTTGACTCTTTAATTTGGATATCTTTGTATTCCGTAATCAAAAATTGGTTCGGCATATATCCAATAAGTTTATCTTTCAAATTAAAAGCAGGTGGATGGTTATTATCGCTTCTTTCTCTGAAGAACCATAGGGCTATTACTTCTTTATTAAAATTTATATCTGTGATATCTTCTTTGAATTCAAAGCCTGTTCTGTATTGTTTATCGAAGGCTTCCCAAACGGGATGACTTAAATTATTTTGATTTTCATACAATTTATCATATTCTTTTTGATCAAAAATATCGAATGCATGAATATATTCAACAGGTTCTGCAAAATAGTGTTTAGTTTGTAATTTGTTCCAGTTCATTATGAACTAAAAAGGTTTATTAATTCCTTCTTCCATACGTCCCCGTACTCGCAATCTCTGTAACCATCAAACCACGGACCGCCCTCTGTGTAGTGTAAGATTTTAGGTTTGCCATCGTTTGGTTCTTTGTACCAACCCACCAACCAATTGTATTCATGTGGTAAATTTCCTATTTCGTTATCTTCAAGCCAACTGAACCTGTGTAAAAATTTTGCTTCTTCTTTGTTTAAAAGTTCTGGCGTAAGTATTCTATTTTTTGGATGTTCGCAATTCCATAAAACCATGCTGGACCAATTTTTTCTCGGGTATACAGTCTGTGTTTGCCCGTCCATCTTTGTTGTTTCTCTAGGCGTATAATCATGTTGCACACACATTACCGCCTTAGATGGATCACAATATTTTACTAATTCATGGCTAGGTATCTTCCATAAGAAGTCACAATCACAAAAAACGGCCCATCCTTTGAAGTCGTTCATGTATGGTACAAAAAATCTTGTAAAAGTAAATTCGGTTGATGCAAGTTTATCTATCGGTCTGGTGTAAAGTCCCTGCTCACGCATTTGTTTTTGTTTTAAAGGTATAACTTCTGCAGACGGATCTCGTCTTTTAATACTATGTTCACACACCTGATATGCTATGTCTTCTCTACTGTCGTGGCCTACGTATATTTTCATTTTCTTCCTGATACTAATTTGTGTATTTGTTGCCAATTATTTACTCTGGTAATATCAGGATGTTTGAAATCTCGGTTATATTGATGATCTATTAATATAGGCTTTAAACCGTATTTGAGCCCGGCTAGTGCGTTTTTTGGCTTATCCTCGACCCAATACAGTCCGGTGTTGTGAAACTCAGCTAAAGCTGAATCTTTGTCTGCTCCGGTGTCCAGGATATGGTAATTTTTGAAAATGTGATCACCAAATAATTCTCCAAGTCTTTTTTTCCTAACTATTTGTGCAGGTATATCTGATGTCTGTGAAGTGATTGGTATGAATGTCCAACCCTCTGCGGCTAATAGTTTTACCCATGTTTGTGAATCTTCCATTGGACACTGTGTTGCCATCCATGCACTTTTGTTGAACTCTCTTATTTCTTTTCTTATTTGATGTATTTCTAATCCAAATCTTTCTGCCATCTCATAGGTATTTTCTTTGTTCGGTAGCAATTTGTAAGGATATATTTTTTCATTTTTGTCATTGTAATAATTTCGTTGGAGCATCCAGTCTGTAAAATGTTTTTCCCATTCTAGTAAAACTCCGTCTACGTCTGTAAGTATAATTCTATTTGATGTTGGCATCTTCCATTCCTGCAACTCGCAGTTTAACAATATTAGTAATTTGCCATTGTTTTTGATCTAGTCCTTTGGTGATGCCTAACCATTGATTACGTAACAATGCAAACTCATTAATTATCTTGTCCATGTCTACAACATCTTGTTCACCATCAACATATTTTTCAGCATCTCTGCTTGATAAAGCTCTGTTGTAGTTTTCTAAAAATTTTTTGAATGATTTGGAACGCAGTCTTCTTAATTCTATGTTTAAATATTCTAAAATTGCTTCAATCTGTTGTAGTTGACTAAATCTTTCTTCTACAACACCAGGAAGTGCCGCCGATGCTCTTTCAAGATTGCCGTAAAGTTTTACTTCTTTTTTTGCATTTTGATATTCCGCTTCAAAATGGAGAATACAATCTGGTATCTTATCAAGACTTCTGCTTACTTCGTTGTACCAATTAATGGTCTTCATACCGCTCGATATCGACATTGTTGTCCTCTTCTTCCTGCTCATCATAAACTGTGTTTATCGCTTCTTCGAGTTTTGGATCATACTCTGCAGATGCCTTGATTTCGTCTTCTTCTATGCCCATGTCATCAAGTGTTTTGACGAAGTCAATAGCGGCGTCGAGTTTTGATCTTTCTGGAATATAGTGGATCAATGAGTTCCATATACGTTCGATGTCTTCGTGTGTCATATCAATCATTTTTTGCCTCAGATTCTTTTGATAATTTATCAAAATCATCCATAAGCATGTCCAATTTGGATCCAGTCCAGGCTTTTCTAAAGTCCAAATGTTCTTTTCCTGAAGAATCAACGTATTTCAATCTGTTTCCTTGTTGTGTAAGAACTCCTTTTTTCTCAAATAAATCTACAAGTCCGCTGTATGGGTCCATTCCTGTGTCGTAAGGAATTTTTACTTGCACACTTTCAAATGGTTTAGCGTATCTTGTCTTCATTACTTTACAAGCGGCCCTGATACCTCTAACATCAGTGACTTTGTTGCCTTTTTCGTCCTCTTTTAGTTTTAATTTTTTCATTGCAACAACAATACTTGATGCATAGATAAATCCTTGACCACCTGATATCTTGTCATCTGGATCAAACATATCCTGTGATGCGTATGTGTGGTTTGTTGCTATCATTCCAACATTCCAACTACCAAACATGTTTACACAGTTTCTCACAAGTGCCGTTAGTGCTTTAGGTTTTCGACCCAAGTCGCCTTTCATCTCGCCTGCTTCAAACTGGTTAACGTCTGTTGGTGTCAGTAACATACCCAAACTGTCTATAACAAATAATACTTTAGGGGCTCCTTCTTTATTGTCGGCGTGTTGTTCTTTATAGCCTTTCATGAATTCTGATACAGTTTTTGCTACATCATCCACCATCGACAAACTTAATTTTAATAGCTTGTCTTCGGATGTGTCCACTTTCAATGCTTGTAGCCAAGTTTCGTCTAAGGCATTCTCAGTATCGATCAGTATAACAAATATACCTTGATCCTGTGCATTTTTAATAATGTTGCCTGATGCTATGTAACTTTTACCTGCACCAGACTCACCGGCAAGTACTGTAACTTTGCCTAGGGGAATACCTCTGTTGAAATCACCAGTCATCAAATAGTTGAGTGCGTAGTTGCCTGTTGATATCCAATCTGTTGGATCGCTAAATCCAATTCCAAGTCCTTGAATGGACTTTGTTATGCTCTTTCTAAATTTTGTTGCGTCAAATGGTTTTGTCATATATGTCCTTATTATAATACACAAGGCCTCGATTGTCAATAATCAAGGCCCTGGTAAAATGTCAGATTATTTTGCTTGTCTCGATCTTATTAGTTTCAAAATATCTTCTGCTCTTTTGGCACTATCTGTACTTGGTTGTGCTGGAGCAGTAGTTTCTGCTACTGGTTTTGCTTCTTCATGCGTGTGTTCTTTATCACCACCTGCATGACTGTGGGTTGTACCATTGTCATGAGTGTGTTCAACTTTAGCAGGTTCTTCTGCTTTTGGTAGAGTTGAACCTTGCGAACCTTGGTAAGCCACGCCAGCTGGTCTGAAGTATTGTCCATACTTGTCAAGATCATACGCCTCGCCATCAACAGATTTTTCAAATAATTCTTTGATTATTTTTACTTCTGCTTCCGTTGGCTCTTTTGGTCTAAAGTCATTTAGATTGTGTAATCCAAACTTTTCAACAGCACTTCTTTCTGCTTCGTCGAGTGCTCTTTCTCTTCTTGACCATTTTGAAGTTGAGTAATCAGCATAACCACCTTTTGTTGCTTTTGTGATTCTAAAATCAACACCTCTCACACTGTCAGTTGGCAATTCTTCCATTTCTGGATCTAATAATGCCGCTCTAATAATGTTGAATATTTGAGGCCCAATAATAAATCTTCTTATTGGATTCTCTGGTGTTGTGTCTTCTGCCAATGGATTATTAACAACAAAACCTTGGAAAATATAACTTTTCTTTTTCCAATATTTTCTGCCCATGTCTTCCATGCTTTTG